TTAAAAGCTCCTGATACAGCATTTCCTATGGATTTGCCTATATTAGTGAATATGCTCTTTATCTTGTTGAAAATTCCCGTAAAAAAGCTGCTAACTCCACTAAACACCATTTTGACGTTATTCCAGGCAGCCGTAAATATACTCTTAAAGAAGTTACCAACTGCTGAAAAAACATTTTTTATTCCAGACCAAATGCCTGAAAAAAATCCAGTTACGGCACTAAATACTGTCTTGATGTTGTTTAGTCCTGTCTGGAACATACTCTTGAAGAAATTGCCAACTGCTGAAAAAACATTTTTTATCCCATTCCAAATACTGGAAAAGAATGATGTAATTGCAGACCATACCAACTTCACATTGTTTAAGGCATTTTGGAATATAGTTTTGAAAAAATCTGCAACAGGGCTAAATATATTACATATTCCATCCCATAATCCACTGAAAAAGTCGGTAATGGCTGACCATATGGTCTGTACTAATTCTACTGCTCCACTGAACAGGTCGCTTACCGGTTCTATCAAGCCTGTTATGAGTGCTGTTATAATCTGTGGTAATGCCTTTACCAGCTCTATCACTATAGTCGGTATCGCCTCAACCAAAGCCATGAACAAATCTATCGCTCCCTGAAGCAGAACATCAAAATTTTCCATTAATGTAGTCACTATGGTAGTAATGATGTCCGGAAGAGCTTCCACCAGATATATAATAATCTGTGGTATAGCCTGGATGAGTGCCATCAGCAACTGTATTGCCCCCTGCAAAAGCTGATCTGCACATGCTAATAATCCATTTACCAAAGATGATATAATCTGTGGCAGTGCTGCAACTATGGCAGGAATAATCTGTGGTATTGCTTCTACAATGGTATTAAGCAACTGAATAGCCGCATCTACAAGCAATGGTATACCCTCAACAAGTGCTGCAACTATACTATCTATTATCGTCGGTAATGCCGCCACAAGTGACTGAACCAGCCCCGGAAGCGCTGCCGCAATTGCCTGAATAATCTGTGTGCATGCAGATATAAGCGTTGGTATGCTGCCGAGTAACGTAGTTGCTATCTCGGTAATGACATTTACTACTTTAGGCAATAGTGACGGTGTTCCCTGGGATAGCCCACTGGCGAGAGTTGTAATCATGTCTACTCCGGCTTGTACTAACGTCGGCAATAACCCAACTATCGTCCCTATTAACTGTATTATTACTGATGATGTAGTAGTCATAAGCTGTGGCAGCGCATTGATAATTCCAGTTGCTAATGATTCAACAATTTTAGGTGCTGATTCTTGTATTGCTACAGCTATACTGGATACAAAGCTGGCAATCATAGGTATTGCACTGCTTATACCGCTTAGCACACCTTCAATGCCATTTTGTATTGTTTCAGTTGCTCCTTCGTTGCCGGCAACCAAGTCCGCAAGACCATCTGTTACCTGCGTTATTGATGGTAGAAGTTCTGATGTAGCAGTGTTTTTAAGACCAGACATTGCACCTGACAGTTTTGTAAGACTATCCTCAAAGGCTGCCGATGCGGATACCGCTTCATCACTCATAACCATTCCATAATCATGTGCCTGCTGTATAGCATCCTGAGTAGCTTCAGAACTCATATTAAGTACTGCTGCCATATCTGTTGCGCTTTTACCCAAAAGGTCCGTTGCTGCCGCAGTTCTTTCTGCACCCTCGCCCATATCCTGAAGTGCTGAAATTACTATTTGGAGTTGTTGCTCCTGGCTTAAACCATTCAAGTCTTCAATGCTAAGTCCTACTGCTTTCAATTTGTTCGCTGCTGTATCGCTTCCACTTGCTGCATCCGTAATAACAGAACTAAGTGTCTTCATTCCTGTTTGCAGATTATTTACGTCAGTACCGCACAACTGAAATACGTACGACCATTCCTGGTAAGCCTCTTTGGATATACCTATCTTCTGAGACATCTTGTCAATTTCGTCACCGGCTGTTGCAGTTTCTTTTGCCATATCATATATAGATTTACCTGCTGCCACAACCGCCGTTCCTACTGCTACTGTTGCTTTACCAATACCTTTTGCGACACTTGAAAATACCTGACCTGCTCCATCAGCTTTTTCTGTTGTTTCGTCCAGTGCGTCGTTGGCATCTTTGTTATGTATTGCAATCAATCCAAACAGTGTAAATAAATTCATTGGGGATTAATACCTCCCTTCTGCTTTTTTTATTCTGGAACGAATCCGTCAAGGATTCCTACTGTTTCCTTAATCGCTGTTTCAAAATCTACAGGCTCATCAGGTACACTCTTTCTTTTTGCCTCATTTACAAATTCCTGATATGTTTTATCAAAAACTTTATGGAGGTATATCTGCCAAAGTGTATCTTCTTCTGTATCGTGGTTAATTTCATCAATCATAAATACAATAAATTCAACCATGCTGCCTGTTCTTATAGATTCTTCTAATAAAAAAAATGGACTTGCATATCTTCTCGACAACAAGTCCATGAATTTGTAATAGCCACCTATTTGATTAATTTTGAAACAGCCTTGATAAAATCTTTGAATTCTTCCTTTTTAATCACATCAACTATCATTTCAGCAAATGTTGCCATAGGAAGCTCTGATATTTCTTTCTTACTCATGCCTGACAACCCAGAAAGAAGCATGTATATGTACTCTTCACATGATGACAGGTTGCCCAAGACAATGTCTGCTATATCAAACATTATTGGGATACCTATGTCTTTTAAATCAGCTTCATCTATCCCATACATCTCAATGTCTTTATCTATGCCATCCTCAGATGCCGCCAAAGCTTCTCTCTTTTTTGCTATTATAGCGCCAATTTTTTCCTTTATCTCAGGTTCCTCAAAGCATTTCTTAAATTCTTTGATTCCTATATTGGATAATATCTTTGTGACTGGGAATATGTCCTGTGCGCATAATTTCCTTAATTCGTAATTCTTTGCTGTTTCCATATTCTTGCTACCTCCGCTTTACTCATTTGCTAATGATTTAATCTCTTCTTTGGTTTTTGGATAGTATATTCTCCATGGAAGCACTTCCAAATCATCATCATCGTCTATATCTGCATGGCATGTGAATGTAGCTGTTATTGTTGCGCTTTCCCTGGTTGTGCCTGACACCGGTAATCCTGAAGTACATAGCGGATTATCTAGAATTGCTATGATTGGTCTGTTATCTAAAGTCTTTCCTACAAACGCTATATTCTCCCAGAAATCATCCTCCAGCAGCTCAGGCTTAGGTTGAATAACTGTCATAGTTGTGTCTTCTGATTCTTCGCTTTCTTCAGCTATTGTTGATGCTATAATTAATTCCTTTTTCAACTCTGCAAAATTAATTTCAAGTGTTGCCGTTTCTCCTACTTTCTGCACGAGCTGCTTAATCGCCACGTTTGCACCGTCCACCGGAACATTGTACAACTCCGGTGTAATATTAAGACTCGAACCTCCATTCGTCGCACCTACACAGGTATCTGCATAATTCCATGCGTTGTTCTCATACTTAAGGTTCTTGTGTATTGTGCCTGCACCAAAAAGCACATTTTGTGGTGTATTTTTGTTTACGCCTGTCTTACCTTCTTTACCCATTCTTAGTTCACCTTCCATTCTTTTACTGTCAAATTAATCTGTATCCTTTTTAGTTCAGCTTCCCCTGTAGAAATACTCTGACTCGAATCATAAAAAATAGCTACAACATTCCCTGATGGGGCGGTCACTATAAATCCGCTTGTTCTATCAAATTGTTTCTCTATCAGTGCCTTAGCGTCCTCCAGCGTCTTCCACTTAGTTCTGGAGAATCCATTTAATATAAATGTTGTCTCCTGAAGCCCACTTTCGTACAAAGGTTCCGTTTCCTGATATTCTCCTACAAAATAAGGATATACAGGTGCCGAACTCCATTCCATGAATTCGTAGTTTAGTCCTAATTCATCCATGGCATCGCTAATTACTTTTAATGCATCTGTCGTCACTTCATCCTCTCCTTAAATATGGATTCAGCTCTCTTTATTAAAGCGTCCTTAAGTGTGTTATACGCATTAAAAAGAGTCCTGTTCGGTTTTTTTCCGGATGTTGTGTGGAATTCACCTTTGCCGTCCTGATACACCCATGGGAGACTTTTTCTGCCATCACCATTTAATGCATATTCTCCAGTTCCGAATTCCTCCCATATTGCATTTTCCAGAGGTGAGCCTATTCGAGCCTCGCCTGCTTCCTCATCAACTGCATATGACCAGGAT